CATATCATATACTATTTGTTCATTATCCATTAATATACAAACATAATATTTGTTTATATACATTAAATATTTTATATATACTCCAAAAGGAATATATATAACACATTAAAAAACGACAATCCGTATGAGTAAAATGAAAATGTGTTAACGATCTTAATAGGGCTTGAACCTATGACCTTGGGATTAACAGTCCCACGCTCTAACCAACTGAGCTATAAGATCTTTGTATGTGATGGGATTCGAACCCATGAAGCATTACGCATATGAACTTAAGTCATACCCCTTTAACCGCTCGGGAACACATACGGCGTATATATTATTATATACTTAATTCACTCAATTTTTAAATAGGTGATTTCTTTTTATAATATATATACTAAATATTTTCTTAAGTAGATTTTTCTTTCTTTTCTTTCTTAGTTTTCTTAGTTTTCTTTTCTTGTGTTTCTTCCGGAGGTGATCCAATCATGATCATAGTTGGTCGCCATTCTTCAAGGGCTTTTAATCCTTCATCTATTGGTTTTTCCAATTCCTTTAATTCCTTATCACATTTTTCATTTTCAATTTTAAGTTCTTCAATTGCTTGAGAAATAAGAACACATAGTGGAACTTTATCTTCTTCTTTAACACTATCAATAATCTCATCCATAGTCTCAGACTTAACTTTCTTCTTACTTCTTTTAAGCTTTGGTTTTTGCAATGGTTCAAGTAAAACTTCTGGTTCTGATTCAGATGAGACAGACGGAGTCGAATCACTTGTCAAAATACTTTCCGTTCTAACTAATGGAGGTGGAGGGGGTACATCATCAGAAATAAGTTCAGGTACTACAATTGTTTCTCCTTTCTTTTTCATATAATATTCCTTCGCTTTCAGACGTTTATATTCAAGGAAATCTGGGTCTTTTTCTTTACGGGCTTTGTAATAAAGTTTACGTTGTTCATTAACCTTATCTTTATTCTTTGCACGATATTTTTTAGTAGCGTTCTTCTGAGCTTCTGTGTAAGTACTATGAACAATTTTAACTTCTTCTGGTTTTTCTGACATTAATCTATATACTAAATATATCCTTAAATATATACATTATTATTTTTTAGGAGGCATCATTTTAATTTCAACTGGCATTTTGTATGCATCAATACCTCCTTTTTCATCTTCAGAACTTACAGAATCAATTGGTTTAATAACATCAATTTCTTTTCTAAGAGAAGGATCTTCTGACCTAAAAAAATGTTTTAAAATATATTCATTTTTTTTAAAATCAACTGAAACATTTAAATCATCAAACATTTCTAAAAAGGTTGTAACATCATGATATAATGAATTACTTCTATATTTTGATGCATTAATAAAATGTCCTAATGCTAAACAGTAGAATCCACATGCATTATTCATTAGACTTTGAATATCTTTTTCAGTATAAGGCAATCCAGGTTTGCCAATAGTTTTTTTAACAACTGTTTTAACATGTTCTGGCGGAGGTTGTCCATAAGGATCAAAATATATACTTTCTATTTTATCATTAGGATATTTATTACATTGTAAAAATACCCAATGAGATCCATCATTTTGGTTTCCATTTTCATCCTCGCTATTTTCCATATTGATGATATAGGATTTATTATATTGTAAAGGTGATTGAAGTTCATCTTTAAAAACACATTCAGCTAAAGGTATAGACATTTTTTTACATAATTCTTGTATTTGAGAATCGGTTAGGGACATTATATTATATATATTATTTATTGTTTATATGTATACTATCAAATATATAAACCATGTCCAACAGGTGCTCGACCAGAAGCATATAAACCACGTGATCCCTTATGGTGCATTCCTTGACCTATTATAAAATGAGGATTTGCATTGTGAATATCTTGAAATTGTACAGGTAAAAAATTTCTAAACATAAAATTTGCTCCCGTTGGTTGTGATTGTAAAGCAGGTGGAAGATGTGTCATTACATGATCAGGATGTTGATGTAATCCAGTTCCTATCATACCTTCTTCAATCGTACCACTATTATATTTATGATATTGAGGAGGTAAAAAATGTTGCATTTGAAAATTAATTCCATATGGTTGGGATTGCATAGCTTGAGGTAAATAAGGATGAATCATACTTCCTTTTAATCCAATAGATCCAGTTTCACGATTATGTAAACCATGTCCCATAATCATACTAGATAATTTATACATAGTATCTTCTGGATTTTTTAAATATTCTACATAATCCATAGGTCCTTCTTTTGGTCCAGATGACATATTACGAGCGGGTAATTTAATTCTTGCGTTAATTTGATCTTTAATAATATTACTATTTAAACCATCATCAATTGCATTTGCAATTCCAGCTCGTCCTAAATAATTAAGATTTTGATTAAGTGTTTTTCCTAATTTAGTATCTTTAACAGCTTGTCCTATTTCTTCAGTAATTGTTCGTGCTTTAGGTGCTTTTAAACCAGTCTTGCTAAAAATACCAGTACCGACAACTGGTGTAGTTTCTTTTAGTTGTGTATGAAATTCAGGTGATACTTTAATTGCTTCATTTGCTTCTAATTCTTGAGGAGATAAGGACAATTGGAATCCCTTATCTTTATCATAAGTCCTTGCGACTCGTTTATAAGTCTCAGGATGTACTATTAAATTAAATCCAGTTCCTCTTTTAACACGAACTGGTCGTCCTTTTCTAAGTTTGCTTAATTGTTTTGGGCTTGCGTCTATAGTTATGGTATGCATTATACTATAATTAAGATCTTATCTTTTTATATCGTTATCCTAAGATAACCGTATAAATGATAATTATTTTTTAAATAATTGAATGTCTTCAAATAATCAATTTAGAAAAAAATAGAAAAGCATTTAATTTTATTTTTATTTTTAGACACGTGCGCCAGTAAGTGCATCAATATTAATTTCAACACCATATTCAATAAAGCAAATAAGATCAATTGCCTTATTAGACTTATTTTGTCCAAGCAATTGAATTGATTTTGGGACACTTTGTTCAACAGGCAACATGCGTTCGACATTTACATAGTAATAATTGTAATTCATATCAAATTTAGTACGATCAAGTAAACCAGATGTAAGACCATCAGTTAAACCACCGTTAACCGCATTCTGTCCATAAAGTTGATTGTTCCATTGTTCGAAATTGTATTTCTGAGTATTATAAATTGCATTCTGTCCAGAAACTTGAATATTAAAATTTGTAAGCCAGCACATCGGAGAAGTTGGACCAGTTCCCGCAGGATCAAATGGAGATTGATAAACAGGAGCACCATTTAAAAAACCAGTATTTGAATTTAGAGCAACAGAACCAACAGTAGTTGTTACATAAGTAGTAGGTGAAGCACTGTAAAAAGGTAAAACTAGGCATGATTTTACATTAGCAATTCCATTAGTTAATAAATTATTTATCAATCCATCAGCCGGAGTGTTTAGTACTTGATATTGATATACATCTGTGTATTTTATTTGCTTGATTGGAGATGCTAAATATGCAGTTTCAAAAGGGTTATTAAAAGTATATGCAGGAATATATAAATATATTGATTTGGCTAAAGTACCTTGACCAACAGCAGTAGTTGAAACTAATTGAGAATCTAAACAAATAGCACCTACGGAAATATTCATGCGATATTGTAAAATATTTGATTCATCAGCAGCAGTTCCATTTGTAACAGTAAATAATGATACACCACCATTACTTGCAATACCGCTTGCTACCATTAAAGGATTTACACCACCTAAAGGATTTGACACACTTGTACATAATAAAGATACTGGAGCACATGCAGTACTAGAACCACCAATAGATACAGCAGATAAACCAGTTGTAGTATTATTTAAATTCATTGTCATTTTCATAAATACACCTTTCAATAAAGGACACATATTGAAAAATGAATGAACATGTTTTAAATATACAGTAGCCATAATTGAAAATTGAATATAACCATTAGTTGTAATAGTTGTACTTGTCGCAGTATGAGTAGTATTTACTTTCTGAGTAATATAAGATTTCCATACAGCATCGCAAGCACCAGAACCACCTTTTAATAGGTCTAAATATTTAGTTGATGCACCAACACCGCCGGTTGCAGTAGTTCCGACTATTCCATCAACATCAAAATTGATTATATTTTGACGTCTAAGAAATCCATCATTTCCTTTTCCAGAATCAAAGTTATTAAATGCACCAGCAACGGTATTAAATGCAAGTAAATCTGTATTATTACAAACACCATTACCGGATAAACAAGATGATGCAATATCAGCAGCAGTAGTTGGTCCAAGAGTAGCAGGAACAAATTGCCATGATGTGGCATCATCAGGATAAAATCCAATTGATGCGCCTTGAGTGTTAATATCGTCTAATGAAAGACTTGTCATGAGCTTGAATGAGTTCCACATGTTAATAAAAGGAGTTTGTTGGCAGATTGTAGTTCCGTTGTAATCCAATGTGAAACTATGGATGATTTGTCCAAACCAATTTTTTAATCCTAGTACATGATCGGCACTTTTTGAAGCACTATTAGGATTAAAAAACCCAGTTCCAGTCGCAGCAGTAAGACCAGCGCCGGAATAACCGGTTTGACCAAGTGTTACAAGAAATGGAATGCTAAAATATGATTCACGATATGACATATATTTTTGAGAGTTACTTAATTGGGATGTGTCCACAACGGACTGATTGTTATTATAATTTTGGTTTTGGTTATCTAAAATATTAAGCCAGTCTTTACGAATAAAAACATTTGGCGAACCTTCTACCTCTTGGGCTAAATCGAAAATTAGTTTGTCACACATTATTATATAATAATGTGAGATAATCTTTAAGTAATAATAAGTTAATTACATTGACATGACGATGTTTTTTACTTTTCCTTTTACCAATGGTTTATGTTCAACAGATAATTTGGCGAGTTTGTCAGATAATGTTTTCAATCCTTGTCCTTTGGATCTAGCATATGGATTAAGTCCAGTAGTGTGTATATAATCATCCATATCCAAATAACTAGATCCACCACCACCTCCTCCAGGTCGAAGTAATACAGATCCATTACCCTTTCCAACCATCCGGCCGGTTAATGGTGATACATGTCCGTTTGAAAACGGTAATTTAGCAATTCCTAACATATTATGGGGCATATTATTAACTATAATTGATTTAACCTTTATAATATTTTTAATTTACAAATCTGCTTTTAGTTTATCAGATGTAATTTTGTTGCGATATTTAATCATAGTTTTAATTATAGAATCCATAAAACCAATTCTAATAAGAATACTTTGTGTTTTTGTCATTTCTTTGTCATTTTTTAAATCATTCATTAAATTAGTCTTTTCTGTCATAAATTCATCAATTAATTGATCTATTTTTTGGTCTGTAAATTTACTCATTATTATATATACTAAATAATTCTTTAAGTTATATATTTTATTTACTGACCAAAAACCCTTCGTCTTTATCTCTGATAGTTAATAAAATAGTCATATTAGGGTCATTAATTGCCAATGGTTGTAAATTAGTCCCTAAAAGGGTTAACAACAATTGACTATAAGTACCATCTAGCATTTTATTCCACATGAAATTTGGAGGTCTTTCAGTGATCTGTTCACCTGCGGCTACACTAGGATTTAATGAGTAAATAATACTAGAGGGTTGGGAATATGGATTATTAATATTAGATAACGAGAATAGTACGTTATTATTTGGTTGAACTTGTGGAGCTAAATTTGATAAATATGAAATAGTACCTGATGCTAATTTTGCTACATAATTATTAACATTTGATGGAGCTGGAGGAGAATAACCATTTGCACTATTTCCATTAGAAACAAAATTTGCCGTATAACCTACAATAGCATTAAAATTTGCTGGAAATGTTACTTCAGAATTGCATGTAACAGTAGGCCATCCTGCTGTTGGCGCTGTTCCTCCCGTTGGTGTAGATGTTGGGACTAAATATGTATTTAATTGAATAGCGTATCTTTTTGGATTTACTAATAATTCAAATGGGTACGCATAATCTCCATTTGCTAAAACCCAATATGTACCGTTTTGTTGCATAACAAATTGACAGTAAAAATTGATATCTGAAATTTCATACAATCCGTCTGGAATTGTAATTGTATAAGTTGTTTTAATTGCTCCTGATGTCCATGTGTAAGTTAATATTGTATTATTTTGCGCCGATGTAATGTTAAACCAACTATAAAACATTGATATTGAGGAAACGGCAATATATTTATCTTTTAAATTTATTGAATTTGGAAACCTATAAACTAATTTGTTATTAAGCCCATCTTGTACGATGTTATTTTGATTAAGAACTAGAACGAACATTTATATAAATAAGTAAAGTATTCTTTATTTATATATTTTCTCTAGTATTTTTAATTTATACTCGTTTATGGTGTTTAGGCATCATTATTTTTGTGTGTATTTCATGTGTAGTATATTGTGCATTTTTAGATAATCCCATTCCCTTCATTTTATCATGAGTATAATGATGAGGATGATCAGTTGACATTTCTGTTTCAATTCCCAAAGTTAATGGAACTTGTGATGCTCCTAAGAAAAATGGGGGTTGTAATTGTAAAGATTTCATTTGAGGTAAAATCTTATTAGGGTTTGCTACCTTAGGATGATAATTGTAAATTCCTGCTGTTGACATTTAATATAAAAGTTAACTAAACTTTATATAAAATTAATATCCCATTTCTAATAACTCAGTCATAATTTCTGAAACTTGATTTTTAGGAAGTGTACCAACTTTTGAAAGTCTTAATAATAATATTTTGAATTTTTTTATTAATTCTTTACTATCATTACCCGCCATAATTTCACCTTTCATTATTTCAAATTGATTAATATCCTTTTCCATTTTATCTTTTGATGGTGATGGAATTGAAAGAATATCATCAATATTAGATTTCCTAGCTACTTGATGTAGAAAGTTTCGTTCTTCATCTGTCATTTTATCAATATCATTATATGAGGGCATACCATTTCCAACAATAATTTTAATAATATGTGTCATATGAGGACTCAATTTCTTAGATGGAAAAGAAGGTAATCCTGCGCCTGATTTTTGACGTATAGAGAATATACCATCATTTAACTTATTATGATTTATATAGTATCTTCCAAATGAAACATATTTTGGTTTTGGTTTAATTCCTTCACTTGGAACTAATTTTTCAGAAAAAGGTTTCTTAATTCCTGATCCTTTAGGACGTCCACGGCGTTTCTTTGGTAATCCTTCTCCAATTAAAGACGTGTTTTGTCTGGCTTTTAGTTTTGCATCATCCATCGCACTAAGAGGAGATTTACCATTTTTAATATCTTCTTCTAATTCTTTAACAATTTTTTCAAGTTGGTTATGAGTTTGATTTGGATTTTCTTTTATTAATTGATTTTTAATTTTATCTCTAAAAGTCTTTTCTGGAATTGGTGGCGGAGGAGCTCTTTTTGATTTTTGACTTTGTTGTAATTGATATGAAAATTCTTTATCAATTTCACTTATTGCGGCTTGATCTGTTAAATCCTGATCTCTTACCATTCTTAAATATTGAGAATATAAATGTTGTTCAAAATCTTCTAACATTTGATTTGATAAACTACTATTATCAATTAATTTTTCATATTTGTCTATTAATGGTGTCATTACTGTTTGTTGAAATTGTTGATATGTCATACCATCAAAATGACCTTCTTTTTCTTCTTGCAATGTTCCTTCTGTTTTAGTTTCTTCATTATCTTCAATAATACTTGGTTTATTTAGTTGTTCTGCTAAATATTTTGTATTAGCTTCTGCATTTTTATATAATTGATTAGCAAATTGTGTTGTTTCAATTGTTGGTAATAAACTAACAATATTAAATAAAATTTGGTTAGATAATTCGGGGTTTTTATTTGGTAAGGTTTTCTCAAATTGATTATATAAAGTATATAATGATGATATAGATGGTAATGATTTCATATGTTCTAAAAATTTTTTATATGTTTCAAATAAAAGTTCAATTACTGTGTCACGTGTTTTTTTAGGAATTGATGAAACATAAGAGTGTGTTGATTCAGAAAGTATTAAACTCATTTTTTCATTTATACTTTTATAAACTTCAGAATCTACAAAATTAAGATGTGCTTCTATTCTTCGCAATATTTCATTATATAATGATCTATCGAAATGTCCACGAGATTGAACTACTATTTTATTTCTAAATATTCTTAATTCATCGTTATATTTATCGATATCTTTATGTGATATACCTGAATATGCATCTGATTTATCAAAATATCCTCGTACTGTAGTAGATAAACCTTTTGTCATTGAAAAAGATTTTTCAATAAATGAAATAAAATTTTCAATATCATTACTATCTCCCTTGATGCCATATTTATACATTTTTTTTAATGCAATAACAAATTCTGGAGCTCGTTGTGCAAAAAATACAAATAGTGATCCATCAGAATTTAATGGACTTTTTTGTAATCGTTGAATAAGTTCTGAAGCATGATTAGCGCTCATTAATGGTTTTAAATCTGCAATTAAAGATACTTTAGTTTTTTCCACATCTGCTAATATTTCACTAGTTGTTCGAGTATCTGGCATGCTACTTTTAGCCGGCAAAGCTCCTGTTGCTTTATAAATTTTATTAGCTTGTAAATTTTCATCATCTAATTTACCCCGTTCTTCTAAGGCATCCATATATGCTTCCCTAAATTTAATTACATCTGATGGTGTTTTCGTTGGTTGTCCTGACATTTAATATATAAATGATAATATCTATTTATATATTAATAATTTTTAAAATTTAGTATATTACTTACATTGTTTCGGCTTGTTTTCGATCATGTACAATCATTGCTTTATAATCATATATTGGATACGTAGAATAATCACATTTTGGATCGAATATTTTTTCAATACAAACATCATTAAACTCTCTTTCAATCTGACCATCTGTAAGCAATAAAACTTTTTCCATAGTTTCAATAAGTTTCTTTTTATCAGTTTGTGATAATAGACTCCCATTTGCTAAAGGATGTTTTCCCATTCTAGAAAGTGAAATTACTTTAACACGTGTTATATATTCCTTTCTTTTAATTTTCTCTTTTTCTTCTTCTGTTAGTTCAATTGGTTTTTCATTCTTTTCTTCTTTAATTAATTCTTCCGCTGTTTTAGTACCCTTTAACATGTCTTTTTCATAATCATTAATTGGTTGTGGTTCTACATGTTCAACCATAGGAAAGGGTTTAGCATATAAAAAATCAGAATTTTGTATAACTTTAGTTTCTTCTTTTTTAATAAGAATTTCTTCCTCTTGTTCTTGTTTGGTTTCTTCCATTATATATATAATATAATTATCCTTTATAAGCTTTACAGGAATTTAAAGTCGGTTTATGCCAATCTATATAATATTGTTCTTTTTGTCGAATCTCATCTCTGGTTTCACATTCATCTTCAAATATAATTGACATTGAGATGTTATCCCATCCACCATTTTGACGAATAAAATGATATAATTTAGACCAATATAATTTACCAACTTTATTCTTTACATTCTTTTTATGTTTACTCATTCTACTTGAAAAACAATTAGTAGAACCTATATAAAATTGATTGGGTATATTTTTATGTCTTATTTCATATATTATTAGTTTCATAACTAATAATGTATGATTGTTACTGTTTATATATAATCACTACATATCTAAATCTGAAATAATTTCATCTGATTTAATTTTAAGACCTTTATAGACCCACCTATTTTTATATTCTGCTTTTCCAGACTTAAAAGATTTACCAAATTTATCATCTAATGCCCCATATAAAATACCCATCTTCATAGCTTTTATTCCATTATCTTTAGTCCAACTTTCATAAGCTTGTTTAACATCTGATTTTAAAATAATATCATCATCGTTTCCTATATCATATATATCATCAATAAAATTAGAGATGTTTGACTGTTCTCTAATATATTCATTTTGCGCTTCCAACATCTCACCTGACGGATTAAAAATATTATTTTTGTAATATTCTATAGATCCTTCTACACACCATGAAAAGAACTCATTGATATGTTTTTCCCTAATAATATCTTCTAAACCATTAATACGAAGATATTCATTAGGTTTAGATGGATTTTCACAAAATCTAGCATTTAATGGAACTAATCTAACACGATCTACATTTGCTTTGTCATTTGCGTTGAAATCTGGTTTAAAATTTGTACATAACATTAATTTACATTGTGGAATAAATGTAACCGGATCTTTAAATAATCCTCTAGCGGTTATAGGATCATGACCACTAATCATTTTAATAATAGATTCATTTAGAACTTCATTCGCTTCAGTTTCACTAAATGATGCTAATCTACAATCTTTTAGTTGTAATGCTTCACAACCACCACTTTTACCATTACCACAATTAATAAAAACACATTTTGATACTGCTTGAAATTGTTCTTTCAAAATACTATGCATAAGATTTAATAAAACAGATTTTCCATTAGATCCTTTACCATATAAAATAAAATAAACTCTGGCTCTAATATCGCCAGTCAAACAATAACCAAATATTTTCTTTACATATTCTTCATTTTCTTTATTATTACACATAATACTATTAATGAAGTTCTTAAAAGTTTCACTTCTTTCTTTAGTATATTCAACATCACATGTATAAGTAAAATTATCACTTTTTGATCTTGGTCTGACTTTACCAGTTTTCAAATCTATTACCTGGCATTTTTTAATTGGCAATAGATCTGTAGATGATCTATTTAATGACTCGTAAAATGTATCGTCATTAATTAAAGTAGTAAATACCCTAAATACACTATCAAGTGCGGTTACTTTTGATACTTTTTTAGTTAATTTAACTAATTCTTTAATTTGGTCCATATTCCCTTTATCATGTAGTACGTAATATTTCATATTGGCTTTTAAAAATTGTTGCATTTCTATAATAACATAATCCTTCTCAATTACAGCCCATAGCATATCACAATTAATATCGAAACCATAAAGATATTTTTTAGAATATTTATACTTGCCCGGATGCCATTCATTGAACATATGGGCGATATCATTTTCATAGTCTAACATTTCCATGTAAACTGTTATTTCTGGGTATTCGGATTCCATTAATTATATAAGTTAATATTCCTTTAAATAACTTTGGTTTTTGGAATCTTCCAGAATTATTATATACTTTTTTGGAATATAATTCTCTCATCTTTGCTCATTTTCACCCCCTTTTTCCCTAACTTAAAAATATTCCAATAATTCCAAAAACACCCGTTCCAAAGTCCTTTTTTTCATTAATAAGCCTAGGCTTATTATTTATATATAACTATTAATAGAATTATTACTTTTGGAATGTATTTTTGGAATATTAGATATATTTTTATGATAAGAAAGAAAGAGAGAAAAAGAAAAAGTGAGAATAAGAGTAATGGATAACAAAGAGAAATTAGACCAGTTAAAACAAGTATCAAATATAAAAACGGTGAAAAAGAGGGCAAAAGAGATATATAATTCCGATGTGTATCCATCGACAAGAAAAGGTAAAAAGTATATGATATGGAATGGTATGAAGTGGATTCACTTTGGCTCGATACTATATAGCGATTGGACTAAAAATCAAGACCCAGTCCGTCGTGAATCCTATTTGAAGCGAGCATCGAAGATCAAAGGGAACTGGAAAGAGAATCCATATAGTCCTAACTTCCTGGCTATAAACCTTTTATGGTAAGTATTGTATTAGATATGCCCAAAATATATATAAAGGAATAATAACTATATTAAATAATGGAAACGAAAGATATTATAGGTTATGAAGGACTATATAAAATATCTACTAACGGTATTATTAATACTGTTAAAAGACAAGGAACAAATGGGAACAATTTAAAACATAATCTTAATAAATCTACAGGTTATTTATCTGTAGATTTATTTAAAAATGGAAAAGGAATAAGATTTTCAATTCATAGATTATTAGCATTACATTTTATTGAAAATCCTAATAATTATCCAGTAATAGATCATATTGATCGAAATAAATTAAATAATAATTTAGATAATTTAAGATGGTGTTCATACTCAACTAATAGTTTTAATAAAAAATCTAAAGGTGGAATATCAATAGATAAAAGTATTATAAATAATAAGGTATATATATATTATAGAGTATGTCTAAATAATAAAAGAAAAAGATTTAAAACAAAAGAAGAAGCTGAAAATTATTTAAATAATGAATATATCAAAACTATTTCTTAACCTATTATGGTAGTGTATATATGATGATTATTAAATAATCATATATAACCATTTTAAATTTATCTTCCTATCATTTGGTTTGGTGGTAATCTTAATAAAATTTTAGCTTTATGTTCTTCTATAGGATTATATGGTTTAGCGCTTGGAATAGTTAAAATATTACCTTGTGTTGTAGGATATAATTTATTATACAACCAAGAATATGGTGTTTTAAGTACACTTACAGGATCACCAGATGATTTAACATCATATTCGTTATACTCTGGTTTCTCACCCATAT